GCACTTCGTCCAGATGCAGCTCTACATGCATGGCACCGAGATCGACCGCGCCCTCTATGTGGCCGTTTGCAAGGACGACGACCGCATCTACACCGAGCGTGTGCGCTACGACAAGGAGGTGGCCGAGAAGTTCATCGCACGCGGCCGGCGCATTGCGCTTGAGGACCGCATGCCGCCGCCCATCAGCACCGACCCGAGCTGGTATCAGTGCAAGTTCTGCGACGCGCACGAGTTCTGCCACGAGACCAAGACCACCAAGCATGTGAACTGCCGCACCTGCGCGCACAGCACGGCCAAGGAGGACAGCACCTGGCGCTGCGAGAGGCACGAGGCCGATGGCATTCCGGTGGAGTTCCAGCGCCAGGCCTGCGACAGCCATGTCTTGCACCCTGACATGGTGCCCTGGGAACGCAAGGACGGCCTGGACCAGTGGACGGCCGTCTACGTCATCGAAGGCCGCGACGTGGCCAACGGTGAAGGCGATGCGCACGTCTACACCAGCCGCGAGATTCTGGCCAACCCAAAGATGTGCAGCCTGGGTGATGAGTATGTGGAGAAGCTGCGCGAGACCTTTGACGCGAGGATTGTGGGATGAAGATCTACTGTTCATGCTGCGACAAAGTGCAGCCTGTTCGTGTCGATGACTGCTTGGACGCCAAGACAAACGAACCGTTTCAGGACATCGTGTGCAATGAGTGCGATCTGGTTATCGCCAGCGGCACAGGCATCATCAAACCATTGGCATTAGAGGCCGCTGTTGGCACATCCTACAAAACAGGATGGGAGCACGGAAAAGCAAAAGAGCGTGAAGCCTGCGCCAAGCTGTGCGACGAGATCGCCATCGACATGTGGAAGCTGTACAAGGGTCGGTCACCGTACAAAGGCGATGAGGAAGGTCGAGCATCCGACTTCACGCAAGGCCGCAGCGCTGGCGCAGACGACTGCGCAGAGGCAATCAGGAGAAGGACAGATGCTGCGTGACTACCAACAGCGAACCATCGACCAGCTTTATGCGTGGTTCGAGGCAGGCCATGCAGGCAATCCCTGCCTGGTGCTGCCCACCGGGTCAGGCAAGAGCCACATTGTGGCCGCACTGTGCAAGGACGCGCTGCAGAACTGGCCAGAGACCGTGGTGCTGATGCTGACGCATGTGAAGGAGCTGATTGAGCAGAATGCCGAGAAGATGCGCCAGCACTGGCCTGGCGCGCCGCTTGGCATCTACTCGGCCAGCATTGGAAAGAAGCAACTCGGGGAGCCGATCACCTTTGCCGGCATCCAGTCGATCCGCAAGAAGGCCAAGGAGATCGGCCACGTCGACCTGGTGATCATCGACGAGTGCCACCTGGTCAACCACAAGGACGAGGGTGGCTACCGCCAGTTCCTGGACGACCTGAAGGCCATCAACCCTGCGCTGCGTGTCATCGGTCTGACGGCCACACCCTACCGCCTGGGGCACGGCCTGATCACCGACAAGCCTGCGCTGTTCGATGACTTGATCGAGCCGGTCAGCATCGAGGAACTGGTGTTCAAAGGATACCTGGCCACGCTGCGCAGCAAGGTCACCAGGGCCAAGCTGGACACCTCTGGCGTCCACAAGCGTGGTGGCGAGTTCATCGAGTCCGAACTGCAGGCCGCCGTGGACACCGACGACAACAACCAGAAGGTGGTGCGCGAGGTCATCGAGTTGGCAGGCGACCGCAAGGCGTGGCTGGTTTTCTGCACAGGCGTCAAGCACGCGCAGCACGTGGCCGAAGTCCTGCGCCAGCATGGCGTGACGGCCGAGTGCGTGACAGGCGAGACGCCGAAGAAGGAGCGAGAGCACCTGCTGACCGAGTTCAAGGCTGGCCGGCTGCGCGCCCTGACCAATGCCAACGTGCTGACCACCGGGTTCGACTACCCTGACATCGACCTGATCGCCATGCTGCGCCCTACCATGTCGGCCAGCCTGTACGTCCAGATGGCAGGCCGTGGCATGCGGGTCAAGAGCCACATCGACCACTGCCTGGTGCTGGACTTCGCTGGCGTGGTGGCCACGCATGGGCCGATCACGGCCGTGCAGCCGCCCAAGAAGGCCGGAGAAGGCAATGGCGAGGCACCAGTCAAAGTCTGCGACAACTGTGGCGAGCTGTGCGCCATTGCCGTGGCCATCTGCCCTGCGTGCCTGACGCCATTCCCTGAGCCGGAGCGCAAGAAGCTGGAGCTGCGCAACGACGACATCATGGGCCTGGAAGGCAGCGACCTGGAGGTCACGTCCTGGAGCTGGCGCAAGCACGTCAGCCGCGCATCAGGCAAGGAGATGCTGTCCTGCACCTACTACGGCAACCTGTCCGACAAGCCGATCACCGAGTACCTGCCGGTGCTGCATGAAGGGTATGCCGGCCAGCGTGCGCTGCAGCAACTCTTCACGATGGCCAATGCTTCAGGAGCGCACCTGGCCGAGGCCGAGCGCATGAGTGACAGCGAAGGCCTGGAGTACCTGGCTACGCAGATGAATGGCAGTAGGCCGCCAAAGGTCATCGAGTACCGCATGGACGGGAAGTTTCACCGAGTCATCAAGAGGAGCTGGGCATGAGCCGAGGCCGCGCCTTGCAGCACTATGGCAAGCTGGGTGTGGCCAACCTGTCCAGCGAGGTGAAGAAGCTCTGGTACAGCCGCCACATCGAGCCAGAGCCATGCGAGCCGGTGGACACCTACTGGCCGACCTGCACCGATCCTGACCTGGTGCTGCGCCAGGACTTTGCCAGGCGTCTGGTGGCCATCACACCACTGACCGAGATCGAGGAGTGGGCTGTGGCGCTGTGCGTGCTGGACAACTGCACGCTGCGCGAGGCAGGCCAGGAAATGGATCGGACGCAGGAGCGTGTGCGCCAGATTCTGATGAAGGCCATGCGCAAGTTTCGAACGTGCCAGGTCGCGCTGACCGGCGTGCCTGGGCATGAAGTGGACACCAGGGACATGACCTGGTCTTTTTGGAAGTGGGAACGAAGGAGAGAGCATGATCGACGTTGAAGAACACCTGAAGCGCGCTGCCGGATGCGAGTCCGTCACGCTGCCTGCATCCATGTGGCTGGATGCGCTGTGGGAACTGCAGAGCAGGCGCAGTGATGAGATGGTCGCCATCGGACCGTTCTACTTGAAGCGCTACGACGAGCACAGCTTTTGGCTGGGCCACGAGAGTGGTGAAGGCATGCAAGTGCGAAACCACCGCGTGCTGGATGTTTTCAACGAACTGTGGAAGGAGTTTTGAGCATGAGCGAGATCATCCGACCAAACTTTGACACCAAGTTCGTGACCAATGGTGAGTTCGCACAAGAACTCTACGAGGTGGTGCTCAAGTACGACCGCCAGATCAGCGCTGCCGAGGTGATTGGCGTGCTGGAAATCGTCAAGCACTACGTGCTGCTTGGCCAACAGGAGAGCCTGTCATGACCAGACCACCAGAACCAGAGTTTCTGATCCAGTGGCGTGAATGGGTTCAGGCTGGGCCGCCAAAGTGCTGCCACACCTGCGAACTCTACGACCATCATGGCACATGCTTTGAGTTCAACATGACACCACCGGAAGACTTCGCCGCAACAGTTGATGCCTGCGACAAGTGGGAGCCAGAGGTGCCATTTTGACCGAGCGACTGCCCACCGAGCACGAAGAGCAGCGCGAGCTGGTGCGCTGGTTCCGACAAACCTGGCCAGGCGTGCGCATCCATGCCATTCCCAATGGTGGCGCGCGCAGCAAGGCCACCGCTGGCCGCCTGAAGGCCGAAGGCGTGGCCTCTGGCGTGCCAGACCTGTTCATCCCTGCCTGGCGCTTGTGGGTCGAGATGAAGCGCAGCAAGGGTGGCAGCCTCAGCCCAGAGCAAAAGGACTGGATCGAATACTTGGAAGGTGTGGGATATTGGGTTATAGTGGGAAAAGGTGCGGATCATGCCAAGCAGCAGATCAGCGCCTTTTTCACCACCAACCAAGGAACCCAATGAGCACTCGCATCTACCTGGTCACCGACACGGAGACCAACAAGCATCGCCTGATCCGCGCAGGCAACCAGGCCCAGGCCATCCGGCACGCTGCCCAGACCAGATTCGACATTGAGGTGGCCGGCCAGGACGACCTGGTCAGCCTGCTGACGCATGGCGTGCCTGTCGAGCTGGCCACCGGCCAGGCCACCGCCGATATGTTCGATGAGGCCGCAATGGTCAATGCTGGAGGGACTGACTGATGAAACGCTATGTCGGAACCAAGATCATCCACGCCGTGGATGAGAAGCACAGCGAATCTGGCCGCGAAGGCTACCGCGTGCGATATGCAGATGGATACGAGTCCTGGTCGCCCAAAGAAGCGTTCGAGGATGCCTACCGCGAATGTGATGCCATGACATTTGGCCTGGCGCTTGAGCTTCTCAAGAAGGGCATGCACGTTTGCCGCGCAGGCTGGAATGGCAAAGGCATGTGGCTGGAGTTGCAGCGTCCTGACGAGCACAGCAAGATGACACTGCCCTATGTTTTCTTGAACTACCCAGCAGACGCACAGAACACTCCTGGCGCTCGCGTGCCGTGGCTTGCAAGTCAAACTGACATGCTGGCTGAAGACTGGAAAGTGGTGATCTGATGAAAGAGCCGACCACTCCCAAGTCGTCGGCCTCGGCCGTCAAGGACCGATACCTGACGATCCGCGTGCCGCCTGATGTCGAGCTGGCGCTGCGCCGCCAGGCCGATGCCGACACCAGGACGCTGGCGGCCCAGGTGCTGCACTACATCAAGCAAGGCCTGGCCAAAAGCCAGGAGGAGGCTGCCGCATGAAGCTGCGTCCTCGCATGTCTGTGCAGTGGTTCCCTCGCCGCTGGCCGTACTTCGCCATCGGGTTCGACCGTGGCGAGTTTCACCTGTACCTATGGATCGTCGAGATCGAGGTCTGGAGGTCGTACTGATGGCTGCCGACAGCCCGAACGACAAGCGCCACATCCTGGTGGCACTGCTGCAACCTGCATCGATCAGCCTGGCCGCGTGCCAGGTCATCGGTGGGCCGCGGCCTCCGGCCATTGCCGTATTCTTGGATCGTGAGCAGGGCACCATCAGCCTGGTGGACGTGGTTGCGCCATGAAGAAGTCAGGCAAGCGCAGGCCGGCTGGCCGGCCGGTGACCTACACTCACTGGGACGAGCTGATGGCCAGCGCCAGCGAGCCGCTGCCGCAAGAGCAGCGCACCTACCAGCTCACGCGCATGTACCAGGGGCTGCACGCCCTGGAGACGGCCGCGGAGCCTGGCAAAGAGGACTGGCGGGTCGTCAGCGATGCCGTCAACATGCTGGAGACCCTGGTGGTCGAGATGCAGGTCTGCGAGGACGCCAGTGGCCTGCTGATGGATGCCATCCGCGGCCTGGCAGTGGCCGGCCAGCGCCACAAGCGCGAAGGCAAACCCATCCGGCTGGACGGTCCTGGCATCCAGGCTGTGCGCACCGTCCTGGCCAACTATGCCGAGCTGCTGGACATGCTGCCGGCACGCACCATGATCAGATGCCACCGCCTGACCGAGAAGCGCATCCATGCCATTCTGGACGGCCGCAAGCAGCCGCACGATGTTGAGGTTGTCTAGGGGTTTCCACCTACTTGCGTCCATCGTGGGAAATCGTGGTAAGATGTGGCTATCGCAACCAACCAGCAAGGAGCTGATCGTGAACAAGACCCAGAAACGCGAAATCGAGAAAGCGCGCGACTTCCACAGCCTCGGCCACCACGAGACGGCCGCGCGCATCCTGGCCACTTGCCAGCGCTGCGCTTTGACCAAGCGCGCCCAGCAGGCCATCATCGAGGTTGTCAACGAGCTGGACCTGATGCGCTTCATGCGCATCGAGAACGGCTGCCTTGTGACCGACTGAAGGAGACCACCATGCAACTCAAGCGCTACCACGTCATCCTGGGCCTGATCGGCCTGGTGATCGCAATGGGCATCGTCGGCCAGTCCGACTTCGAGGAGGCCGAGCGCCAGCAAGCCGAATACTGCGAGATGGTCAAGCTGTGGAAGCAGACCAAAGGCCAGGCCGGCTGGCCTGCCTACAACGGTGAAGGCATGTGTCGGTGAGCTGCAATCAGAACTGCCGCCAGGGCCGCGACTGCAACTGTGCAGGCTGGCATGTAGTGCCTCTGAACGATCTGCGCGAACACGAGGTCAATGGTTCGTGCTGGTGCAAGCCTACGCTGGATGAAGGCGTCTGGCTGCACCACTCGATGGACGGCCGGGAGGCCTTCGAGACTGGCGAGCGCCAGCCGTCCTGATCAGCGCTTCAGAGCACCGGCAATGCTCGGTGCGATCTTCTCGACGCTGCGGCCGACCACATAGCCGCCCAGGCCGAACTCAATGATGGACCACAGCTTGAGGTACTCGGCCTCGCTGAGGTTCGGAGCCACCCAGCCCATCCACCTGGCCACGATCAGCGCCGTGAACGTGATCATGGTCAGTGGCCGCCAGTTGGCCGCCAGCCAATGCGTGCTGGCCGCCTCGGTCTGGATGATCTTGGCCGCCGCCTGCTCAATCTCGCCTTGGTGCTCCAGGAGCTGCCGCAAGGCTTCTGCTTCGGCCTTGGCGCGCTCCGCGGGGTCCGGGAATAGGTTGGCCACCACCTTGCCAACAATCGGTGCCAGGGCCGGGATGAGTGCTTGGATCATGGGTACTTTCTCCGGTCCAGCTCGAAGTGGGGACCGTCAGGGAATCCCTTCCAGTCACCACCCCAGATGATGGCCACGTCCAGCTCCTTGGCTGCTTCTTTCATGGCTTTGGCGATCTTGTGGTACAGGGGCCAGTCCCAGCGCACCTCGTCTTCAACCCAAGCTCCAAGATCAACTGCATGGCCGGTGATGTGCCGGCCATTGAGCGTCTGGCTCGCTCCGGCCTCATACAGCGCCTTCTGGCGCTCTGGAGTGCGCAGCCCTTCCAAGACCGTGAAGTCGATGGTGGTGATCTCAATCGCGCGCTCGACGACCTTCACCAGGTCTTCATGCACACCCTTGAGCCGTTGCCTGGATCGTGCGCCGAGCTTGTACATGGTCAGTGCTTCCATAGGCTGATGACGTACCCGACCAGGACCGAAATGCCAGACACGATGCTCATTCCGAACCAGAGGCCGCCCTTGCCTTTGTTGGCCAGTGCCAGCAGCTCCTCGACATTGCGCTCCATCTTGTCGACCTTCTTGTCCATGTCCTGGACCTTCTGCCAGAGCACGCCGTACTTGACCAGGTCAATGCCTTCTTGTTGTTCCTGCAGCATCGTGTCTGACTCCATCAAAGACCTTCGCCAGGGGTCATGTAGACCGTCGAGGCACCACCGGCTGCGCCGCTGAAGTACAGGCCGGCAGAGAAGCGCAGGATTTCAACAGCTCCAGCCACCAGTGGGATGCTGGGAGCAGGGTTGCCTGCAACAGCAGCTACAGCGTTGGCCTGGGCCTCGGCAGCAGTCGGACCGTAGCCAAGATGGACCACATTGGCACTGGCGTTCACGATGCGCATCTGGCCAGCCACATGGTCCGAGAACTTCTGGTAGACCGGCACCTGCACGCCAAGCGGAGGTGCAACTGCAGCAGCAATGACGACTGTTTCGCCTTGCGGGTTGAATGCAATCTGGGAATTGGTGGCCATGTCAGACTCCTTGTGCAGCCTGGGCTGCTTGATACGCTTCCACTACAGATGCCGTGTGCACTGCTTGGCAGATTGCTTTCACACGATCACCTTCTTGGCTGTAATCGTCTCCAGGCAAAACAACATGACGCTCAAAAGACTGAGCAATCACTTTGTTGTCTTCTGTGATGCGAACAGATTCTCGAACCTGCACAACTCCGCTTTCGGTGACCTCGATGAGGTCAACCACTTTTTGCTTTTGAATTGACATGATTTTCTCCTTACACAGTGTATGAAACATCGACACGAATAGTCGTGCCAGCCTTGAAGATCGGTGCGCTTGCTACAAAATTTCCACTGGTGTCTCTGTAGTAGATATAGAGAGCATTTTGGCCGTTATTGATGAAGAATCCAATGTCTCCTGTAAAAGCATTGGTTGTGTCAACAGCAAAACCTCCACCGCCACACGACGCCCCACAAACAAACGGCAGCGCTTGGAAGAACACGTTGTTTGTTGGAGAACTGACAGAGCCAACGACCAGCGTTCCACTGATGTGAACAACCCTTCCGATCTTCGTATATCTCAGCGTGTTGCTCGAAAGCGTGATGCTTCCTGTGTCTGGTGTTGCTGTGACAGTGAATGTTCCTTCTTCATAATCTGCAAGTAACTCACTTGTTCCGGTTCCAGGCGTTGCGGAAAAGTCGACGCCCTTCCCCGAAGTTCCGACAACCAAGTTGCCAGTTGTCATGGCCACATCGCCAGTCAGGGTTGGAGTGGCAATAGATGGAGAGGTAGCCAACACATTGTTGCCAGTGCCAGTGTTCGTGACGCTGACGACTTCTTTGTTGGCATTCAGTGCCAGCGCAGTTGATGCAGTGAGTGCAGACAGCGTCGAAGTTCCGCTGACAGACAGGTTCACTCCATTGAGGTCTGCGCCGCCTTCGACGCGCTGCCAGGCGCTTCCATTGAAAGCCACCCAGTCACCGACACCCCAGTTGCTGATGCCATCCAGGGTTGTGGAGCCTGCCGTTCCGACAACATAGTAGTCGCCCTTCGTACCGACACCGGACGCCAGCGCTGGACTGTTTGTGCTGGCGTTCCAGGTGCCTTTGTAGTTCAACGCTCCAATGGCGTTGGTAATTGAAGAAACTGTCTTGAGCATGATTTCTCCTTATGCGACCTTGACGATGATGCGAGCACGACCATCATCTTCGATGGCGATGATTTTGCCGACAGCGATCTGGTACTGCTCAAAAGTTGGATTTGAAACAGCCGAGCCTTTGATCTTGCCACCATCGTTGACAGGGATGATGTACTGGCCAGGAACAGCGCCGAGCACATTCACAGGAACTTGACCTGCAAAAGCAACACGATCAACCTGTGCCCTGGCAGCTTGGTACCGATCCTCCCACGCAGCCAGCGCAATAAGATCATCTTTGGGTTGTTCTTCTGTAAACCAACCATCGCCACCAACATAGGATGGGCTGGTGGATTTGACGACAAATGACACGGCATCGCCAAACACGTTTGTCAACTTGCCGTCTGCGTTTACGCCGCAAATATCACCTTTTTCCAGTATAAAGTCACCCGCTTTTGTCATGTATTCCGCATAGTCAGTACCAGATGCGTTGACAGTACCGGCTGCGTTGATTGAACGGCTGGTGACTGCATTTTTGTTGACGTACCCAGCGGCATTCGCACCGTTGTAACCAGTGGTGTCACCAGCGTAGCTGAAATATGCAGGGTTTCTGAATGTGATCGGATTTCCAGCAGTTCCAGCAGGCGCACAACTGAATGACACAAAGCCGCCAGTTGCTGACCCTTGCACAGCAACGTAAGCAGAACCAAACGATTCGATGTAATCGCCGTTCTCATCAGCGTTGATGGAGAGTTCAGCGTTTTCCGTGTTGCTCATTGACAGCCGTGTTTTCCACGGAGCCGTTGATGCTAGCGAAATCAAAAGCTGTTGCTGCTTGAAGCGACTGCGAGTGTTGTATTGCTCAAGCTGAATCGCGGCCAGCACCGTGGCATCTGTACCAAACGCATAGTTGTCGCGCCAAGTAGAACCATTCACCAACGAGTTACTGGTGCCATCCAACGTGCCAGCAGCAAAAGCGTTCTTTTCAACAACACACCACTCACGAGAACCAGTTTCCACCTCCGCAGCGAAATAGTACGGTTGACCTGTCAACTCAAAATAATTGTTGAAGTGATAGTTGCCATATCCGTTGTCGGAGATTACGGTGTTTGTGCCGGTCAACCCCAACCCTTCAAAATTGCTGTTCATCACAATGTTGTGACGGCAGTAAGTGTCGATGCTGATGGCAGGGCGCGTTGTAGTTGGCCACGCACCAGATACGGTCAGGTGGTCAATGATGTGGTTGCCAGACGCACCAAAAATCTTGAACACCTGTTTAACAGGGAGCGTTCCACCAAGTTCTGTCGTCGAAACGTTAACGTCTCGGAAAGTGTTGTAGTAACACCCAATCGAGAACGGAAGGTCTTGCGAAAACAACTCAAAACCAATGTCAAATGTGGCCGAACCATTTTGGACAAACGCAAAGTCGTCAATGATGGCGTAGTTCATGTTTCTCATGTCTACTGCCATACCAGTTGAACCACTGGCGTGGGGCACCATACCCATATGGCGCATCTGAAAACGGGTTCCACCGATTCCTGGCGTAATACCAGCCGATTCAATCAGTTTTTGGTTTTGCAGTCGCGGCTTGAGCAGGCTGACTTCACGTCCATCGCCAGTGAAATTGATGCACTTCGGATAAACAGGAAGAACAATCGGATCGGTAATGTATGTTCCTTTTGGGAAATAAATCGTGCCGCCAGTAGCAGGCAGAGACAAAATTGCGTCGGCAATTGCCGTTGTGTCATCTGTTACTCCATCGCCAACAGCATTGAATGGAGCATTCTGCACGTTGATGATTGGAAGCAGCGCACTTCCAACAGTGCCTGCCGGATAAGCAACATCATGCGCAAAATCAATTTGTCCAGCAGATACTTTGCTGATGACTGCGTCGCTGTAGCGCTCAGTTGCCTCTGCAGCACTGTAGACAACGCTGCCGTTCTTGTTTTGCACTTGAATGCTGTAGTCGCTGTTGACGTACAGGCGCGCAGGCGTTCCGCTGTTAGCTGGGTAGCCACCACGAGTGCGAATGGGCTGTGCCGCAGGCAGGGTAAGAGCAGCATCCCAGTAGACGTTGATTGGATTGCCAATCGGCTGCAGGTTTGCAACACCGATCCAGACGTAGCCATCCTCAAGGGGCTGGCCATCGATGTCCGTGAAGATCGGGTAGGTGGGTTGAATGGAAAGTGCGGTCATCGTTGGTTCTCCTGGTCAAATTGTCCTGCAGCTTGCATGGATTGCACAAGCCACCTCTCGCGCCAGCTCATCTCGCGCGGCATCTTGGCAGCATCGGCAAAGCGCCGGAAAGCTGCAGACATGGCCACAGCTCTCACTGTGGCCGCGTTTGGAGTAGTCCTGGTCGCGCCTTCGACGGCCAAGCGTTGAAATTCAGGCGAGGCAATCAGCTCGTCTGCTGCCTTGGCCACCTGGGGCTTGACGCCCTTGCTCAAGGCCGCCGTCAGGCCAGACGCAATGCCAGCGCCAGGCAGACCCATCGCCGTGGTGCCTGCCTCAATGGGCAGGCCAATGGCTGCACGCTTGGCCACGCCAAAGACGTTGCCAATCAGCGTGTCAGCGCCCTGCAGCTCCTGCTGGACGGCCTGAATGCGGCCGGTGGTGATGCGCTCGCGGGTGGCTTTGCGCACGTTGTCGGCTACTCGGTAGAGGTCCGACAGTGACTTTCTGGCCGGCTGCGGCAGGTTGTTCATCAGCGCCGCATAGGCCTGCTTGTTTTGCAGCAGACCCTCGTACCAGTTGGCGTAGGTGTTGAAATTCAGCGCGCCGTTCTGCGTGGCTTTGCCGAAGGCCGTGTTCAGGGCCGAAGCCGCCACCATTTGGCGCATGTCCTGCGGGATGGCCTTCAGGATGTTGACCAGCTTGTCGGCATCGCCCTTGGTCAGCGCCTGGGTGGCTGTCGACAGCTTGGTGACCAGGCTCTGGTCGAGCTGCTTGCCGAACAGCGACACCATGTCGTCCTCGAAGCCCTTGCGCATGGCCACCAGGCTCTTGGCCAGACGGTACTGCTCGCCGCGGCCGACCGTCTCTGCCAGGTTGAACTGGTCGTCGTCGATCAGTGCGTACAGGCGCTTGGCAAGACCAGTGTCTGCATCTGCGAACGGTCCCTGCTGGCGCGCAGCCGCGCCGATGTCGCGCCGCACGTCATCGATCAGCGCATAGGTCGGGTAGCGCATGCCGACCACATTGCCGGCTTCGTCCTTGATCTCGCGTGGCGTCAGCTTGCGCCGCACCGACTTCTCCAGGCTGGAGAGGTTCTGGGGACCATCCAGGTCCAGCGCACGCTGCTCGACGAACATCAGCACGTTGTCAGCGGGGCCGCGGGTTTGGGCTGGCACGTTGGCGCGCAGATCGTCATAGACCTTGTTGGCGCGCGTTTCCAGCGTGGTGACCGTCTGGTCCAGATTCGTGCGCACCGCCTGGTTCATCCGGCTGAGGTCGGTCATGCCGCCGATGCGGGTGATCAGGTCATCTGCCTGCTTGCCGACCTGCTCCAGGCCAGCGATCTCGGCTGCCCTGGCCTGGCTGCCAGGCACCGACTTGACTGCCTGCGCCAGTTCACGGTAGGCCTGGTTCGATGTCAGGTGGTCCGGCTGTAGATACTGCTCGATCTTGAGCCTGCGCGCAGCCTCCAGCACCTTGGGGTCAGGTGCGGCCTGGCCAGCCAAGATCGTGGTGGCTCGGCCTGCGCCAAAGCCGCCACCGGCTGCCTGGCGGGTGGTTGCTGCCAGCTCTTCTGCCGTCATCATGGCCGGACCGGCTGCTGGAGCTGCTGCAGCCGCAGGAGCCACTGGAGCGCCAGGAGCCATTGCCGTGCCCATCGGAGCGCCAGGTGCCGCTGCTGCAGGCGTCACAGGGGCCGCTGCAGCCCCAGCAGGGGCCGCAGGAGCCGCGCCAGGAGCTGCTGCAGGGGTAGGTGGCACCTCGCCGCCTCGAACAGCTCTGACGGCCTGCGGAATGCGTGTGACGGCCTGGCCAGCGCCGCCGAGTGCGCCAGCCAGTGCCACCTCGCCAGTGTCGAAGCGGCCGCCAGTGGCAGCCTGGGTGGCCTCGATGCCGGCCTGAGTTGCGCCACCGGCAACGATAGCGCCAGGGATGGTGGTTGCACGGCCGGCAGGAGTGAAAGCTGCCAGCGCGCCAGCAGCACGCGGGATGTCGCTGACCTGGAAGCCAGGCTTGATGGCATACATCTGGCCGTCGATGGACGACTGCAGCACGAAGTTGCCCTTCTCGTCCTGGCTGACTTTGACGCCAGGGAAGTTGGCCTGGATGACCTGGACCGTCTCGGCCGGGTTGGTCATCATCGTGCCCAGGGCCGACTTGAAGCTGGCCATGCTGAAGGTGTTCAGCTCCGGCATGCTGGCCCAGTCAGGCAAAGCCTGCGTGGTGGGAGTGGCGCGCTCGGTGCCAGTGACAGCCTCGCGAATGCCACCCAGCACACCCATCGGTTCGGTCTTCTGGAGTTGGAATCCGGCAGGCACTTTGGCCATGCCATTGGCGACATCACGCTCCAGCTCCATCATCTCGTCGCGGGTCATGCGGCCGGTGCGATAGGCCTCCAGGACCGGAGCCGGCAGCTCGGGAATGACAGGCCGTGCGCCCTGGGGTTGAGCCTGGCCACGCAATGCAGCGCCGCGTGGCAGCATGATCATGCCAGCCTTGACATCGTTCTCGAACTCGGCTGCTTCTTCAGCCGTCATCTGTCCGGTGCTGTAGGCCTGGTAGACCCTGGCAATCGCATCCTGCGGTACAGAAGCCATGCTGCTGGCACCCAGAGCACGTTGAAACGTGCTGACCGTGCCGCCCTCCGCAATGGTTGGCTGCTGTGCAGGCACGGTCTGCGCAGTCAGGTCGCGCACGCCTTGGGAGACGCGCTGCATGTAGGCCTTGGTGCGTGGTCCCCAGTTCTTGGGATCAGTGCCTCCGTGGTACTCAGCAGCCGCCAGCACGATGTTGCCCTGGTTGCGGTCCAGCGACTCTTTGAGCAGCCGGCCAGCAGCCTCGGCCGCGTTCTCTGGGCTGAGGTAGGCGTCGATGCCGTACTTGTCCAGCACCGCCTTGCGGGTGGCCGGGATGATCTGGAATGGCGTGCGAGCGCCGGCCTCTGACACCTGGTCAGCGTTGGAGCGCTCACCGCGTGTGAGCACCGAGACCAGCAGGCCGCTGGGCAGCCCGAGCTTCTGCTCGGTGTTGGCTGCCAGGTCAGACCAGAATGGGTCTTTGTAGCTGGTTGGAATGTCTCTTGTGGCCATGTCTTATCTCGCAAACGTGGTGCGATCTTGGCTGGCACGAGCGATGATTGCCTGCACCTGCTCTCTCGTCAAACCAAGAGACAGCAATTCTCTAGAAAGATCACCAACACCAAGCTCCAACTGTTCCTTGATTGCTGTAGTCAGTCGAGGATCGTTCAAGACGCGCTTGACCAACTGTTCAAGCTGTTGAGTCTTGGCAGCCACATCAGCAGGCGCAGCGGCCGCTGGCGCAGGCGCTGCAGCCGGAGCAGGCTGCGCGAATGCACCAGCTCCAGGCATTGGCACCGTAGACGCGCCAGAAGGTACTGCAGCGCCTGCTGCAGGCATGGGTGATGCAGGTACTGCAGGAGCAGGTGCTGGTGCAGCAGGCACAGACATTGTCGGAGCCGGTGTTGCAGGAGCAGGGGCCGCACCAGGCACAGCACCAGTCTCAGGCTGCGCCCAGCGCATGTAGCCTCGGCCGGATACCGCACGGCCGGCCTGTGTGGCTGCCAGGTCTTGCGCACGCTGGTCCATGAACTGGCGCGCGAAGTCGACATAAGTGGTGCCACGAGGCACCTGGATGCCACCAATCTCAATGTCGCGGGTGGCTCGACCGAGCGATCCGACTGAGTTCACCCATTCAGACTTTGCACCCTCAGACACTGCCTCGTACTGTGCCATCTTGGCCATGCCGCGCAGGAATGATGCGACTGTCTTGGCGTCTGCGTTCTCAGCCGGGAAACCTTTCAGAGCCAGTTCAATGTCGCGGTCAGTGGCCGGACCAGGAGGCAGCGACTTGATGGCCTGCGTGTTGCGCAGCCTGACGTATTCCTGACGTGTCTGCGTCCATGCGTCCTGGTTGCCGGTCGCGTTGCGAATCCACGCATTGATGCCACTAGCTGCGCCATAGCCGCCGCCTTGCTGTTCCAGCCTGGACGCCAGGTCCAACATGCGGCCAGCAGACTGTTCTCCAGCAACTGCAGCCACTGCGGATTCGTTGACAATTTTAGTGGCGCTCGGATCGAGCTGGCCGCCCTTCTGGTTCAGCTCAAAGAGCCTCAGCTCAACGTCAGACTGCAGGCGGTCGCGGTCCAATCGCAAGCGATTTTGATCCAGCACCAGCCGGCCAGCACGGTCTGCGATCTGGCTGTCCAGATTGCGAATGTTGGCCGCGGTCTGCGTGTTCTCCAGCGCCAGGCGGGTTGGAGTGTTGGCCGTGATCAGCTCTTCCTTGGTTGCACCAGCCTCTCCAGTGCGAATCTCGGCCGGTGCCTTCAGCGCCTGGATGGACGAGGTCAACACCTTGTCGCCGCCAGGCACGCCGGCCAGCATGATGCCGATGGTTTTCTGCGCGCTCTGTGGGCTAACCTCGGCCATCTGTGCCCAGGTCTCGTAGGCCTTGGCTTGCTGCTCACGTCCGGCATTGCGTTCAGCAGTGGCGCGCTCTTTCAAGAGCTGGATGCCGATCTGTGGCTGGTTCGAGCTGAAGGCCGACATGACCTGACCACCGAAGCGCAGCTCGTTTTCTTGGCGATCCTTGGACAGCGTCTCCCAGTTGGCGCGCATGCTATCAGCCTCTGCTTTGGGCAGCAGCATGGCCACGTTGGTGAAATCACGCGCAGTCGGGTTTGGGTTCTGAATCAGAGCCTGGACCTGCGTCTGCAGTGCTTGTCTGCGCTGCAGGTCGGCCTCCTGGGCCTGGCGCTGTGCAGAGATGTCAGCGATGGTGGCACCGATCTTGAAGCCGGATAGTGCCGCTTCAAAAGGGCTTTGGACATTCAGTTGGTAGTTGATTGGCTGGACCATGTCAGGCTCCCTTATACCTTGCCGTAGTCGACGGTGAGGTAGCCACCGGACTCGCCCACAGCGTCAGGATAGACGCCCAGCACTTCTTGCGCCATTAGGCCGACCTGTCGGCCGCCACCCCAGACGTACTCGAACTCGTAGACATTCAGACCGTCCGGCCTGGTGCCCACGCGCGTGATGTTCTTCTTCAACCGGATGTCGCTGAAGATGTTGCCGAAGCCTGGCGTACCGACTTTTGCACCGTACTGCATGCCCAGGAACTGGGCCGGCAGGTTGAGCACGTTGGCAAAAGCCTGACCCTGCGCCAGCTCTGCGCCAGCTCGTGCAGCACCTTGCTGTCCCATCAGGTTGGCGATGTCTGCGCCAGTGCGTAGGCCGGCTGTTGCCGTGCCTGCAGCCGATGCCTGGCCAAGTTGCGCGATGTTCTGCTGGGTGGTCTGACCGAGTGCAGTCAAGCCGCCGAGACGGCCGTATTGCTTCTCGATCTCGGACTGCAGCATCTGAGGCCGGAACTGAGCCAGCGCTGCCTGGATGTTGCCTCCACGCAGGCCGCCAGTGGCCGAAGCACGCTGCAGCAGCGCCTCTTCACCAGCGCGCACCTGCGCCTGGTAGCCTGCACCACCCTCGATTCCTGCAATGGCCGCCTGCTGGGCCTCTGGGCCGCGCAGACCGAGCAGTGCCTGCTGCTGTTCCAGCGCAGGTGCGCCGGCTGCTGCATAGGGCTGCAGGCCAGTGATGGCACCTGTGCCAGCCGTGACGTAGGGCTTGAGAATCTCCTGGACAGCATCGAACTGTCGACGCTGTTCTGCAATGCCAGCTTCGCTGGCAGCGACCTGCGCGCCAGCAGCATCGCTGGCCGCATTGCTTTGCATGATGCCGCCGACGACTTGCGTGCCGCCGACGACCAATGCGGTTACTGGATCAGGCATGGCCGAACTCCTTCATGTAGTCTTCGAGTGTTTCACCGTAGAGCGCCATGACCAGGTGGGCATTGTCTGTGGCGTACTTGGTGCCGTGGCACAGCGCCACCACCATCATGACCACATCGTAGTAGCCAGCGCGCCATACGTAGGAGCGCGCATCAGCGTTGCCTGCGCGCTCGGCCCTGTCAGAGCCTTGCCACTTCAGGATCATGGTCGCCACAACAGGCGCAAGGGTGATGGAATTGGCAGCCCAGAAGCTGTTCTGGTTCATGCCGACCAAGGTGTTCCAGATGGCTGCGTTGAGGTCTTCGCGCTCGACAGGATCGCCATCAGCCACGTCATCAAAGACCTGGATGGCACCCCAGAGCATCATCAGCCACTCAGTGGCTGGCGCAGGAAGCGCCAGAACCTTCTGCAGGTTCTCTTTGAGCCACTCAGAACTTCCCATGCGCGCAACCCTCCAATGGTTGGATGAGCTGCTGGTGGCCCGATAGACTCAGCGCCCTCATTTTCCCACAATCTGCCATTTGGTCAATCTTCCTCGAACTCGCGCTCTTCCCAAGCCTGGCAGGAGCGCAGGTCGTGGCAGATGAAGTCGAACTTGTTGCAGTAGCCGCGGAAGCCTGCGCCCACATCCCACTGGTTCCAGGGAATCTTGTCCATCTTCACCTGGGTCATGACCGAGTTGTCGTAATACTCGCAGTTGGAGCAGCGCCGACGACGAGCCTCGGCCTCGTCGCACTGCATGGCCTTGGCCAGCGCCATCCAGTAGGGCTTGTTGGCGCCTCGCTCGTTGCTGGGCTTTTCAGGGCCAAGCATCCAGTCGTCTATCACCACCTGGGTGTTCTTCTTGTTCTCGGCCGCCGTGATGAACGGTTCTTCGTAAGGGATGCCGCCGAAGCCGGCCAGCATCATCTTGGGCATTTTTGCGTCTTCCATCATGGACTCCTTCAGGTGATCTCGCGGCCTGAAATGCGCAGCGTCAGCGAGGTGGCGTTACTGGCAATGGTGCTGATGAAGGCACCAGGGTCCAGCTCCTGGCCGACCAGCTCAGGGCACAGGTAGGTCTCACCAGGAACGACAGTGCGGTCGTCGATGATCAGGTTGCTGTTGCCAGCGCTGCCGCCGACTTGCACCAGGTTCACGCTGAACGTGCGGTTCACCGTGTCGGTGTTGGTGACAGTGGCCTTGTCGATCAGTGCCTTGGCAGCCGTGGCCGTGTACTGCGTGGTCTGCACGGCCTCCATCTGCTTGGGAGGCACAAGGGTTTTTACGATGACGGTCATTGGATACCTCCGATGTTGTTTGCGACAGTGAGAATGATCGACGGAATGCCTGGATGTGGTGCTACAGGACCAGAGGCCAGAAGCTGCACGCCAAGATTGCTCACGCTGAACATGACCTCGACGTAGTCTCCTGCCTTCAAGTTGAAAAACAAATTCAGCGCCACAAACACTTCAGCATTGTTGCCCTGAATTCGCACTTGGCTGGCTGAATTGGTGACATCAGCTCCATTTAGTCTGAACCACACATAGAACTCTTCAGCCGTTGCGACTGTGGAGTCAAGCTGAACAGAAATCTGAAAGTTATAGATGCCTTCGGTGTCAACGTAGACGCGCGAAGTTGGTGTGCCAAGATAGACGCCGTGACTCAGGTCTGTGGTGTTGAATGTGATGGCCTTGGCCGTGTTGATGGCCGTGGCTGTCTGCGTGGTGGTGTCGTAGAACGAGCCATACCGGCTGCGTTTGAACTCGCGCTTTGGGGGCAGCATCTGCAACCCCTCGACAGCATCAGCCAGCCTGGACAGCAGCGCCATTGCCTGGTTGGCTTTATTCTCTGCTGACGCGATACTGACTGCAGTTTCCTGCGCCAGCATGGCGATCTGGTCTAGCGCCTGCGTGCCTTTGATGTCGCTGATTGAGCAGCAGACAGCCACTTCTTGCGCCAGCGCAGCGATCTGTCCAAGTGCCTGCACAGCCCTGGCATCGGCATTGCCGGCCAAAATGGTGGCAGCCTGCACCGCGTCTGGCGCAATGGAAGCCGCCACTGCGAACAGGTTCTCGAACTGCTTGATCTGCTCGAAGTCCTTCAGGAACGTGGCGAGCTGATCTCGGGTCAATCCGAGAGGTGGGACGCGTGGATTGGTGGCCATCAGTAGAGCAGCCCTTCAATCTGCGCTTCCAGGCGTGCGAAGGCCAGATGTGCATCGCTGTCGCCGCGGAAGCGCTGGATGCGCCAGTTGCGCATGCTGCCTTGCTGGAACCAGGCCAGGCGCTTTTTGGTGTTGCCAATGGTGCCGACTCGAATGTATCGATCTTGGCTCCATGACTGACCGTCCAATGAGTAACTGGTGCTGATTTGTGGATCAAGACCAAGTGCCACGCGTCCGGTCAAGCTGACCAGCTCCAGCTCGTGGAACAGCGCGCCGTTGCCCTCGTTGTAGGCGATCAGCGTGCCGAACTCCCAGCGCACCTTCTGACCCCAGTGCGTTCCGATGGTGTCCACCAGGTAGCCGATGTTGTTCGACTGCGGATCGCCCACCAGCCACTTGTCATAGGCCCAGACCAGGTTGCGCGCACGGTACTGTGCGAAGCCGACGACCGTGGTCGTCAGCGTGAACCAGACCAGCTCACCCAGCGCCTCGCTGGCCGCCGCGTCATAGACCAGCGTGCGGTCTGGCAGGTGGACATAGAGATGCTGGTGCGCCTTGTCGTTGCGCGCCTCCAGCTTCACCGTGGCGAGCTGCGCCTCGGTGTACTGCAGCAAAATCTCATCGATCTCCTGCGTGCTGATTTTGGTGGCCGTAGCATTTGCGCCCATGTAGATGCCTGGCGCTTCATTGCGGCCGCTGCCCAGGAAGGCAACCTGCTCCATGAAAACGCAGCAGCCAAACGTGCCGATGACGCCTTTCTGAATCTGCGCGCCATCAATGCGCTGGAACGGGAAGAAGTCGCCGCCCACGTTGTCGAACACCTCGATGGTGTTGCGGTTCAGCGCGTAGACCTCGTTGCGCAGCTTGATCAGCGCCACCACCGGATCAGGGTCGACTTCACTGGAACCGTACTTCAGTGGATTGACCTGCAGCGGGTTAGACAGTTCTGTGACGACCAGGCTGGAGCCATCGGTGGTCATGAAGTAGCCGTCCACCCAGACCACATCAAGGACCAGCCCCAGGTCAGGATCGGTCACCTGCGTGAGTGCGCCGTTCCAATAGTAGAGCCGGCCACCAGAGGCAATGGCCAAGCGGTCGAAGCTGTAGTCGAAGGACACCAGCGTGTTGACCGGGCCGCCGACATCGCCCAGCACCGTCACAGTGCCGTTGCTTGCCACTGTCACGAGCTTGGTGCCCATGACGCGGTAACAGGTGCCATTCCAGTTGATGCCGCCGCGGTCGATGCCTGGGCCGCTGCCGTTGGCGACAATGCCATCGCCAGGACGCAGGAAACCAGTGCTGATGCCGCTGTTCTTGGGCACCGGCACCATGTTGACAGGATAGGACGTGCGGAAGTCCGGTCCGTTGTCGGTGTAGATGCCGTTCAGGATTGGAATCTGCATGGCCTCACCACTTCACCTTGTCTGCCCAGTAGGCAGCGCTCATCTTTCCCTTGGCGATGTTGCCGGCATGCCTGGCCTTGAACGACTCGCGCCTTGCCTTGTCTGCCTTGGACTCGCCTTCCCTCTTTGGGCTGCCAGAGACGCCCTGCTGGCCGAACCTGATCGTCTTGACCTGGTCGCCAGACTTGGCCACCACGACATGCGACTTGGTCGGATGCGATGGCGTGCGCTTGGGCTTGTTGTAGCCCTCGACGCCAACTCGCTCCAGACGTGGGTCTTTCTTGGCCGCCATGATCAGGCAATCCGATACCAGGAGTTGGTGGCCTGCACAAAGCGCATGCGAAAGAAGTCCTCTGCTCCCAGCGTTGTCGGTGCGCCATACAGTGCAAGAGCACCGTTCTGTCCCAGCGTGAATGCCGTGATCTGCTGCGTGGTTGTGATCAGCACCTCGGTGCCGTCAGGCGTCTGAGTGTTCAGCGGCAGCGTGACGGTCCCAGTGGCCAGCGTGCCGGCTGGCTGGATCAGCATCCACTGCTGCTGCGCCACAGGCGTGGGCACAGCGATGTTGAATCCAGTGCCAGGCGTGTAGACGTTGGTGGCCAGCGTGGGACTGGCAAATGTCTGCTGGAAGTAGGCCAGCAGCGCACTGATTGGCAGACGCCGTGCATCGCCATTGTTTGGGCTGTAGATCGGAACCTGATCACCAGGCGATACCTGGGCCAGCAGGGGGAGTTGGTAGATTTGCGGCATGGTGTGTTCCTCAGTTGTACTCGATGGGGCCGTCCGGGCCTGCAGTGACCGGATCGACCGGCTGACTCAGGAACGGGTTGTCGTACACGCGCCACGGCTTGTTGCCGGCACCGGATGGCATCGTGTTCGGGAATTGCTGCTCAAGCGGAGCAGTGGCGCGCTGCAGCAGCGTGTCGTAGCCCTGCTTGGCCGTGGCCTTGGTCTCGTTCATGACCTGCTTGCCGTAGCTCGGTGCCAGGCGCACGCCCAGATTGCAGATGATGGTCTCATAGGCCGAGTCCGGCACGTTGGTCTGCTCGTCGATGCTGCCGTCCTGGGGGCTGGCCGGGATCGGATAGCCGAGTCGGATTCCTTTGCCGTTCCAGTCGGCCATCATGGCATCGAGCCTGCGCCTGGCCGTCTCAAGCTGCTCCGGCTGCAGGTCGAAGACGTAGGACGCAAGGCCGATCTCCTCGAAGGCTGCATAGACGAACTGGCGCTTGCTGTATCCCATGTCACTCTCCTGATGTCTGCTGTGCGAGCGCCGTCTCGATCAGGCTGGCCAGCTTCTTGTCGGACGTGCGCTTGTTGAATGGTATCGCCAGCTCGGTGGCCTTGGCCTCCAACTCTGCACGAGTCGGTGGTGCGTTGTCTTCGACAACAGGCGCAGCAGGCTCGGGTGCCAGTGCTGGCGCAGGGGCTGGCTTTTTGGCAGCCTTGACCATCGATGCGCGCCGTTCGACAGGCGGTTTCTGCTTCACAGGCGTGCGTCTGGGGTTCTTGGACTTGCGCCCCATCAGATGGCGCGCTGCCAATGGGCCTGCTGCCTCGATGGCCGCCTCCAGCGTCATGTGCCAGCCGGATGCCAGCTTGGCATCAAGTTGCGCCTGGCCATGCATGGGCATGGCATCGTAGGAATAGCGTGCGCGCTGGATCGAGCCAGGCGCGCGATAGACGAGGCAAGGGAATGTGGTCATTTCTTGGCCTTCGGTTTCTTGGCGGTCTTGGCCGCGGCCTTGAATGCGGCCTCAGTGGGCGCGCCCTTGGTTCCAGGCTTGCGCATGCGGTCAGGCGTCTTGCCTGCGGCCTTCTGGCGCTCAATGCGCTCGCGCTTGGCGTGGATATTGGCGTAGAGGCCGGCCTTCACTTCTTGGCCTTCTTCGGTGCTTTGCTGGGCTTTCCTGCAGCCTTGGCAGCCGTGCGCGCAGTGTTCAGCGCCACAGCGACAGCCTGCTTCTGGGACATGCCCTTCTTCATCTCCTTGGAGATGTTCTTGCTGATGGACTTCTGCGAATAACCCTTGGTCAATGGCATGGTGATCTCCTTGGCAATGGGGGGACCGAAGTCCCCCCACTCTTGCCGTCAGCTTACTGGTTGAACAAC